GTATGGTTTCATAGTTTAGTTTTAAGATACCATTTTTAAGGACACTACCGATTTTATCCAATAGCTTTAAATGGTCAAACCTTTTTAAAATATCCCTGCTCCCATTGGGACAACCCACTAACGGTTATTAATTTTAGTTAAGCAGGGATAGTAAGTTAAATATTTTGTAGGTAAGCAGTTATTAAGAATGCGAAGATAAGTATAATTACTGCTTCTGTATTGTGGTTTTTCTGTTTCATAATAAAATGTGCGTTGGTCAGCCGCACCCCTGACTTCGGGGGTTAGTTTGCGAAATATAAAAAATTAGGTTTAATAGTGGTTTGATATTCAGGCATTGAATCAATCATTTCTTGACCTAAAATTCTGCTTATTATTTTACCACCTGCAGTATAATAATATTCTACATTTATAGCCAATGTCATTACCTTATACCCTTTTTTATTATAGGTTGATTGCTTTTTAGCTACACCAACAAAAGAAACTGAATTGCCATTTTTAATAATCCAACATTCACCAAATTTTCCATTGACAATTTTATCTGAAACAATATTGCCATCTATATCACATAATACAGAAAGTTCAACAGTTTCATTAAAAGCACCATCAGAAAGTTCTGTTTGAATAAAATCTTTTATGCGACATCTGTCTCTATATGCTTCATTAGCTGCTTGGTCACATAAGCCACCCCAAGAATAATCATCTACACAGTTGTAATAATTTTGCATACGATAATTTGCGTTTTCACGCATTCTTTCATTAGCTTGTTCAAAATTAATAAGAAATAAATCAAATTGCTCTTGAGTAGGCATTTTTTCGTAGAAAGTGTCAATAGTTTTCATAGTGTTGTTTTTTTGATACAGTGAAGATATATAAACTTATATACTACTTCCAAACATATTGCCAACTATTTTTAAACTTTGTGATGAACGGTAATTATCAAGGATAGGCGGTAAATTACATAAAAGTATACCTGCCATTACCCCTTTTGATGCTGAAATTGTTCCACGCTAAAGCCAAAGCCATAACGCAGTCATCGTGAAATCCGCTAGGTGCAGAGTACTTAACCCCATTTGCAGTGAACTGATATTCAAATACTTCTAGTTCTTTTACTATTACTCCATCAGGGAATCCTATTCTACCCTGTTGTATTGCATTTGCCAAGCCTTCCATTATCTGTTGCTTACTTGAACTCGTAAACTTTAAACCATCAATGGCTATTCCCTCCCTTTGTAAATCTTCTAGGATAGGGTCACCTACACCTGTGCTATCTACTAATATAGGACATCTAGGCAGTCTTTTAATGTTTTCTTTGGTATTATGCCAATCCATTTGATACCTGTCAAAATAAGCCACATTACCTGCATTATCTAATCCTATGACTACTGTATGGTCAACTGACTTTGCAAGGTCAATGCCAAATGTAACTACAGGTTGGTTGCTCATAGGTTTAATACAATTCTCAATGAATTTGTTACCAAATGGGTTCGCACTATTCTCACTAGGATTCGCCATATATTCCTGCTCAAATACTACATTCGGCAGTTGCATCCTTGCTTCATCTATTTCCATTGGGTCTATGAATGGATTATCATAGCTAGTAAACTTAAATGATGCCCAATCATTTTCACCTGCCTTCATAAAAAGACTATAGAAATAATTCTTACCTCTAGGTGTTGAAAGGAATATTGCCTTCCCTTTATAATCTGTCAGGGTTGGTCTTATACTATTTTGCCATCCTGATTCAAGGTCAGGGATAAAGGATGCTTCATCTATGATTACCAAATGAAATTTGCGACCCCTTAAATTATCTAATCGTTCACCTGTAAAGAATTCAATCTGCCCACCATTGGGAAAATCTATTTTAAGGTCTGACTTGTTTTTAGGCAATTCTAGGCTCTCTGTTAGTTTACTGAAGAAAACCTTTGCCAACCCATAAGTAGGGGTAATATAAGCCACTGAATAGCCTTTAACTGCGTATGTTACTGAAAGTATCTGTGACAATTCAGACTTACCAAATCTTCTGCCACACATCACCACTCTAAAACGCTTGTCGCATTCTAGTATCTTCTGTTGGTTTGCGTGTGGGTTAGGTAAGAATATTTGCATTATAAAATGGTTTTACCATCTACAAAGATAACCTCAATTTTATTATCTGATTTAATATCCATCTGTTCTTTTGGCTTACCATATACCCTAGTCAATAAAGTTTCTATTGAATATAGGCTTCCTTTGCTCATTGAGTTTAAAATAGCCTTGCATACAGTTCTTTCTAATGCAGTTGCTAAAACATCATCCTGTATAGATTTAAGTTGCTCCTCATTCATTGCCATAAGATTTTGCATTGTATCATTTACTTCAGATAACTTATATCCCTGCTCAATAAGTAAGCTAACATACTTTTTAGGTCTGCCATTAGGATTACCTGACTGACCCTTTACAAATGGTATTAAATGTTCTTTGCTCATTCTGTTATTGTTCTGTTTATTTATCTAATTTAGACTTAAAATGCTCACAAAGTTTATCCATCTTGCTAACATAGTATGTCATAAAATCTTTGAATCCTTCGTTATCTTGTTGATAGCTAACATACAAAATACCCCTTAATCTTTGTGATGGGGTTTTATTTGTTTCTAGGTCTGTCTTAATGCTATCTATGTTATCTAGTTCATCCTGTTGAAATGGTTCTTCTTTGATGGCTATATAACAGAATCTTTGGTTAAGTTGAAATACCTGTGCTGCATCGTTTGGTGATAGTTCTTGTGTTCCAAATGTTACCTTAATTGTTTTGTCCTTCCTAGAAGTTAAGCCTTCTATCTGTGCAGGTAGTATTATCATCCTAGTTTTTGTTTATGTATGTCTTTTAAAAATTCTATATATTGTTTCTTGTCTCCGTATTCTATATGATGCTCTCTGCATAGTGCCATAAGATTATCTATTGTGTCTGCCTTCTTTGTTCCGCCCATTCCCCTTGCTTCTATGTGGTGAATGTCAACTGCCCTTGCTCCACAAGTTTCACAAGGTATAAAATCCTCACCTGTGTAACCAAAATGGTTTAGATACACTTTAGTGTGATTTTTCATTACCTATAAGTTTATTATAAATAGCGAATCTTTTATTATTTATATCCTCAAAGTTAAACTCCCTATCACAAAACTCAAATAACTTCTGTCCGTATTCTGTTCTTGCTGCTTCATCAAAGGTCAATAGTTTAATCCATTTGTACCAATCTTGTTGTGTGTTTACATAACATACAGGCATATTTTTATAAGGATGGACATTGCTAACTATGGCAGGGTTTTTCTTTGCAGCAGTTTCTAATACCTTTAGATTTGATTTCATTGAACCAAACTTATTTTCTACTAAAGGAATTAAACTTATATCACTATCTGCATAAGCACCCATATACTTTGTGATTTCTGCATAGTCATATATGGTAGGGTTTAACTTTAATCCGTTTGTAAATACTCCTATCATTCTATCCCACAAATGTTTCTCACCTAGATTATATCCTGCAATAACTGTTCTTACAGGGAAGTTAATTTTTTTCATTGGTTGTCTTAATATATCTAAATCAGGTGTGTGTGTTCCTGACCCTGACCAAAACAACCTAACCATATCTGATTCAATCTTATTATCTTGAAACTGCTCTTTACCATAAGGTAATGCGTTTGGAAGTATTTCTACATTAGGATTGTAGATGGCTATTTCTTCTGCTAATCTTTCGTGTGTGCAGGTGCAAAGGTCAGCAACTCTAATAAAATCAGTTATTCTTTTAGTTACATCACTATCCCTGTATCTTTCATATAAAATATGTGAAGGTGGTAAAATCCAATAGTCATCATTATCTACTACTAACTTAAACTTGTATCTCTTTCGCATAGCTTCAAGCATACTTATTTCTGTGTGTGCTAGAAATCTATTGAATATTACTATGTCATAATTGTTATCAAATACTGCTTCGTTGATTGTATCTGTAATTAGACAATAGTCTTTGCGCATATTAACTAAAGGCATCATAATTCTATGATAACCTACACCACTAAACTTGCTTGTTATTGCTAGGATTCTCATAATGGAAGGTAATATGTTTTGCTGCCATTTGAATAGTTAGCCACATTACTTGTATGTAATTCCCAAGTACTTTTAACTAATTCATTTTTATTATAACCATAAGCATCTATGCCATTCTGTTCTATGTGAGTAGCATAACCACTACGAACATATTTAGTATATAAACCTGCTGCCCTAACTCGTGTGCAATAGTCTAGGTCAATAGCACCATAAGGGTCAAGTGCAGTATTGAACGCACCTACATTTTTTATAACCTCTTTGCTTATTGTAAAGTTCCCTATTATATCTGTTGTGTCATCAAAGCCTCCAAGTATAGGAAAAGAACAGATACCTATTGTTTTATCCTGCATAAATTCATTTCTACTCTTTAGCCAATTATCAGGTTCTAATATATCATTAGATAACAAAGTAACATATTGAATGTGGCTAAAGTCTATTTTATTTAAACCTACATTAATAGCATTAGCTATACCCTTTTCTTTTACTATTACAACTTGTTCAATATCTGTACCTGCATTAGATAAGTTAATGCCTAATGTTTTAACACTATTGTTTTGATAGTTTAAAAATATTACTGCGTTCATTTAATTATATTTTGTCCTAAAGATTTAGCAGGAACACCTGCATATTTTGTATATGGTTCTGATTCACCTTTAAAGAATGCACTTGCTCCTATCATACAACCTACTTTAATTTGGCTAAACTGATGCAATACTGCATTCAATCCTATATTAGATTTTTCACCTATTACAGAATGTCCGCCAATTTTAGCACCGCAACTGATTGTAACATTTGAATTTATTGTGCAATCGTGACCTATATGTGAATGTTTCATTATAAAACAATTATCACCTATATAAGTAGTTTGTTCTGTTCCTGCATCTATTGTAACTAATCCTGTGATTATATTATTATTTCCAATGATAACTTTACCTTTTTTTATACAAGTTTTAATAACTTTTTTTAAAGTTCTATAATCTTTAGGATTAAAAGTAATACTTTCTTTTTCTTCTTCAATCCAAAACTCTTTATGTTCTGCAGGGTCACCTATAATACAATAAGCACCTATATAATTATTATCACCTAATATAACATTATCACCTATGATTGCAGTTGGATGTATATAATTAGCCATTCTTTTTCTTTTTAGTTTTTTTAATAGGTTGTTCTGTTATAAAACTAATTATTGTATCTTCCTCAAAATTATCATTAGTTAATTCAATTAAATTTTCTTTCTTTATTTCAGGTAAAGCTATATAGTATGCGTATAATTTTAATATCATTTGCATCCTACAATCACCGCACCAAATGGTAAGTATAAAAGTAGGATTAAGATATAACCTGTATATATGCTCATACATTTTAAGTACAGGCAAATCTAGGTTTCTTACATAACCACTTAAAGCAGTTTCGTAATTGTTATAGTGTTCCTTTAAAAACTCCCTGTGTTCTAGTTCCATATCTTATACATTAATGTTTCAATAATTGCACCTAGATAACCTGATATAAACAATACACTTGCTATATCTAAAACTAATTTAGGTGAGAAATATAATATGACCCCAACCCACGCAGCCAAACAACTTCCGCAACTGAAAGGCTTGAAGTTGAGTTTCCATTTACGGTGTAGGTTGTGTATAGAATTAAAAAATAATGATGTACAGACACTTGTTATAATAATTTGAATCATTTCCTAATATGTTTTTTTAGTTCGTTTTTGGTTTGTTTCAAAGTTCTTATGATTGACATATAAGGTATACCTGTCTTTCTACTTAATTCCTTTGCGTTTTTATTAAACTCAAATGTATACAGGTTTAATATTTCTTTTTGATACCAATGTAGTTTTTCTATGCCATTTTCCATAATATCTATAATACTATTTTGCTCCACTTCAACTTGTTCATTATCTTCATATTCTGTATAGTTCCTGTACTTTTTCCAAAATTGGCTTCTGTCTGATTTAATCATATTAAGCATAGTTCTTACTATGTAAAATCTTATTTCACCTCTTTCATATAAGCCAAATAACTTTTCATCATCCATTTCCAATAATACCATAAATACTTCAACCTTCAAATCATATTGCAATTCTTCAGGTTGCATCTTTGCAAAAGCCTGATTTACTTCATCATTAAGCCAATATTGCTCTATAATTTTATTTTTGTCCATTCAACTAAAGCAGGTTTGTTATCTACTTCAGTACAAATATAGACTAAACTTCCACATTTCCAACAATCTGTAAATCTTTCAATTTGTTCTTTACTTAATTTATCACCTAGTTTTTTAACTTCTACCATAACATATTTACCTTCTTGGTTATAACCCTGTAGGTCTGCCCATCCTTTTTCTATAGTTCCTTTTCTTCTGCCATAAGGTATATTATTAACTCTATTTAGTCTTACACCTATGTAACCTAAATTTAACTTTGCCCATTTTGTAAGTTCGTTTGCTGAAATATCCATAATTTTTCGTAGAATTCTTTTGTGAATAAAAGCCTGTCTTTATTGTTTTCTAAATCAGGTATAGATAAATAGCAGTCTTTAAAGTTATTTGTATAGCACCACTTTACAATTCCGTAATGGGTGTACCTAACTTGATAGGTTTTCAAAATATTTGACAAGTGCTAATTTTTTACATTGTGTATCAACAAAATTTTCATCCTTAATTCTTTTATTAAATTCTTTTGCATCAGTTCCATACATTTTATTAAGTTTTTCAATATTATCTTCTCTAACTATCCTAATAATTTGTAGCATTTCCTGTGTCTCAAATTTAAGTTTACCCTGTTTTAATAAAATATCAAATACCTTTTCTGCGTTAAATACCCTGTTAAAGTCATTTCTAGCCGATTCTAGCCACTCTTTCTGTGTAAATGATACTATCTGTTCATCAGTTAATTTTGGTTGCTCTAATTCGTTTACAATAGGTTTTGCTATTTTCCTTACTTCATTAGCTTTTTTAGTATATGCTACCATCACCTGACCAATAAACTTTGGGGAAAACTTTTCATAGTGTTCTGTACTGCAATCTAATTTACCCTGAACTGCCATTTTAAATGCAATTCTAAATTCTTGTATAGTATACAATGGGTAGCTAGTTCTAATAAAATCTTCTATGATTGCCATTTCTTCTTTAGCAGGATAGTTTTTAAATCCTAACAAAGTAAAAATGTAAGCAAGGTTTTCCCTTAATGTAATTGGTGAAACTAGGTTTAGTTTATCACCATTAAAAGAATTTAGTATTTCATTATCAACTATGTACCCACTCTTTAAGGGCTGCCATTCTTGATTCACTTGTAGTGCCTGTGCTAAATGTTTTTGAATTTCCATATCTTAATTTGTTTTTTATCCAAGTATTTACTCTGCGTTTAACATCAAAAAATTTTTCTAGTTCATATCGTGTTTTTCCATTCTTGTCAGGCTCACACCAATATTCAATAAATTCATCATAAGATTCACCTAATAATTCCTTATGTAAATTTATATTATTTATAAATATATCTTTAGTATTTACTTTTATTTCCTTTCCTTTCTTTTCCTTTCCTTTGTTATCTTCTGTTATGCAGTTGTTATCTTCTGTTATAATTGTGTTATAACTACTTGAACCCCAACGCTTTTCCATTCCCTTTTTTCCTGCATTAGATTTTAAATTTCGTTTTTCATCTTGAATTTCTTTGTTTATTAAAACTCTTTCACTCCAATAAAATTCTCCATCTGTAACAAAAAGTTCTGCTTCTAAACAAGTGTTATAGAACTGTAATAACTTATCTATATCAATGTTAATTTGGTATGCAATTCCGTTAATTAATTTACATCTTAATTTAGAATCCTGTGTTTGATGTAAAAGTTCAATAAAATACCAATATAAACCATAACCTTCCATACCATAGATAGACCTCAAATAAAGAATCTTTTCATCGTATGCTGCATTTATATCGTGGCTAAAATAATAAGATTTGTTTTTCATAATAAAAATAGGGTTTGGAATTCCTGCTAGTCGCATTAGCAGTTCATCCTCCCCCTAATATTGTTCTTAAACTATATGCGACATAGTTGTTAGTTAATTTTGAACAAAGGTATTAAATTTATTGATTTCATTTTCAATTTCATCAATTTTATTTTTATACCATTCTTCAGTTGTGATTAAATCTCTAGCAGTAGAAACATTGTAAAGTACAGTTGTATGGTCTTTAACACCTATATACGGTGCTATTTCCTTTAGTGATAATGAAGTATGTTTCTTTAATACATACGCTGCAGCCTTCCTAGCAAATACAGTATTCTGCATTCTATTCTTTGCTAATACATCTGTATCAAAAACATCTTCAACTAATCCAACTAGTTTCTTCATTGTTACTCTATTATTATTTCTACTTCTATCATCTCTCTCTATTAGATTATATGCTATCAATGTATTTTTAAATTGCTTTAAATTTTTCTTTTGTGCCTCATATAAATCTATAATGTTTGCTTCTATTGTTTGCATATTTAAAATTCTAAATCATCTTTGGGTTTATAATTATCTTCATAAATTTGGTAATCAGGGTGCTTTGCTTCTGTCTTATAGGTGTTAACCCACATTGAATATTTCTTATCTTCAATTGTAAAGCTAATAACTTCACCTTTAGCAGTTTGCTTTTTCCAAGCACCATACTTCTTTTTTAATTCTTTTTCCATTAGTTTTTATTTTTTAAAAGTGAATACTGTGCAACATATTTAGGTTTGCTTTTATTTCCTACATTAACAATCTTTGTATTAATGTTATGTCCTTCATCACGAAGATTAAAAATTAATGCAGCTAGTCTTAATGTACCATACTTTTTTAACGCTACTAATGGTGTTAGCGGTTGACTTTTAAGGTGGTTAAGCACCATAGTTTGTTGACTCATTTTGTCGGTTTTTAATTTTAGAAAAATTGTATTGATTGTTTAAAGAAATTGCGTTTTCAATTGGTTCACTATTACTATATCTAGTTGATACTTTTAATTGTTTGAACCATTCATTTAGTGTTAGTTTTTCTTCAGGTAAAGCTATTCTGCTTATTTTAATTCCCCAAATATTTTCCATAGTTATTTATTTTGATTTTGGTTAATACTTCTTAATGCCTTTTCGTATTGCTCTATAGTTGTTAAAGCACTTATTTTAATTGCTACTTTTTGTTTCATAGTTTCATCCCAAGTAGTATTCTCAAGCATTAAGATTAATTCCATTCTTTTCTGCTCACCTACTTCATCCTTATGCTCATTAGTAGCATCACTATCTTTTGTGTCATCAATAGCAAATAAACCATTGAGTGCATATTTCCTAGCATAGCTTGATGCACTACCTGTTATCTGTGCTGCATCCATTCCCTTTTTTACTTCTTCTTCTCGTGCCCAACCATTAACACTTATTACATCATCAGTAGCATCTAATAGTGTTGCAGTAGCTTTAATATAGATTCTGTCACCTACCTGCACTACTTCATCACTTACTACTAATGCAGTTCCATATTTGTTTAGTATGGGTTTGACTGCTTCAATGATATCTTCAGCACTTCTGTACTTGTACTTCCCAAAGTTATTTGTTTGATTCTTTGGTGCTTTTAATTCTGCTTGAATTTTTACTAGGTTCATAGTTGTTTTTTTTATTTATTAATTTTCAAAGTTTTCAAATTGTTCTGTTCTGTCTGCTAATGGTATATAATTATTATATGATATTGGTTTTGCAGTTGGGTATGTTTTGCCATAATATTCACCAAACTTTTTTTTAGCCTCCTGATACTTTTCGTAGTATTCTGATTTAAAAAATCTATGGCAATGTTCATACTTGTCTCTCCAATAGTCTAGATTAATTCCTAGTTCATTTAGTTTATTGTCTTGTGTTAATGCGTGTCTCATATTATAATTCATTATAGTTTTCAACTAAACAATCCCAAGCCACATTAGTTCTTTTATTAAATGCTCTCCAATATAAACTTTGAATATCTAAAATAGCAAAGTATTTTAAATCATTAATGTAGTAAGTACTTGTTAATTCATTGATTAAAATTTTTGTACTGTTTGGATACTCAATTAAATCTTCATTAAGAAGTTGTAAAATTTCAGGTCTTAATTTTTTTAATAAATTTGTCATAGTTTTTGTGTTTGTTTATAAAGCAAATCTACAGGCTTTAAACTATATATCCTAATATTATACCCACTATTTTTGCCAATTTTATAAACGGTAAATATCAATGATAAGCGGTAATACTAAAGAATTTAGTTATTTACTTCCATCTTGCAATGGTAAAGACTTTGAATTATCTACCCTTCGGTAGTGTTCCCCCCATATTGTATTGGTAAGGATAATAGCTTTAGATTCTATTTCTTCTTCTTCCGCTTCAGGAAAAAGTATGTGCATTGATTCGTGAATAATCAACTCTAAATGCTTTTTAGATTTAACCCTGCTATCTATTTCTATTTCATTAAAGCCACAATGAGCAAAGCCATAGACCTTTTCTCTACCCAATTTTCTATATATGACTTTAATCTTTTTCACGACTTTAGCAATGCTTCATCAGGTCTGTCAATTTCTTTAACTTCTATTTTTTGCCCACCTCTTATTTTGGCTAACATCTTTGATATATGACTTTCAACTGCATAGTATTCCTGCAATCTTACAACTAGCCACGATTCTTGTTCGCTTAATGTCCATTTATTAAAACCCTTTGGCATTTTCATCTTGTTTAGTTTTTATAATTTTTTTGAGATAAATACTTAAATCTAAAGCCTCCTCGTATGCGTGTTGCAACCATTCCTGTTCAGTTAAATCCTTTCTGTCCATAGTTGTTCCATACTCCATACGACCTTTCTCCTCTCTATATAGCAAATCATCTATAATTGAATATAATAGTTTACTCATTATTTATCTGTTTTTGAATGTATTTTATTACAGGTTTTACAAATGTATTGTATCTTCTTAACCCCTGATGCAGTTGTTCTCCTATTATTTATAATAAGGTCATCACTTCCACATTCAGGGCAGCTACCTTTATCCTGCCCAAAGATAACACCATAATGGGTTTTAGCAGGGATGTGATTGTTTAATGCCTTGTGTACTTTCTCTAGTAGTACTACATCCTGAATACAATAGTCTATCATTGTGTTCATAGCAGTCTTATCATTCTTTAGCATTATATCCTTCCACAAATCAAAGTTGGTATGGTTCTTTTGACCTAGACCTAAAAATTTACCTATGTAATCAAGCCTGTTTGAATTGAATTTAAATTTAGACCTTGCAACTTTTAAAGTATCTATTGTATTATATGTAGGAAACATTTGTATATTATGGAATAAACATCTAGTTCTAATCCACGATAAATCAAACTTGTCGCCATTGTGACCTACTAATTCATCTGCAGTATTTGCAACTGCAATAAAATCCTGTAGAAGTTTTTTGTCGCATTGTTTCTTATCCCATTGCAAATAGTAAACATCTTTATCTTCTTCCCATTTATAGCAGATACAAATAACTGCCCTTTCTTTTATAATGTTTTCTGTACCTATTTGTAATTTGTAACCTGACTGCCAAAATAAACCAATGTTTGCAGATACTTCAATATCAAAGTATAGCCTTCTCCGTTTTGTTTGTAGCATAATATTTTTTGTAGTGTGTAGTTCCTAATGTTTTATATGCTATTAAAACCTCTTTTCTGAACCTATTTGAATAAGAACAATGAACCCAATCAGGGTTTGTATCATTGCCTAATTCCCAAATAAGTTGGTCAAATGGAAGTTTGTCTTTTATGAAATGAAATATCTCTGCATTGGTTACACCATAGTTAGTGCCATCCATATCTATATCAATAGCCTGTCCAAAAGAGTGCTGCGAAGTATTAGCACCCCCAATTTTAGCGTTTAATTCTTTAGACCTATATCCACTTGAAATAAGTATAGGGCATCTAAAATTTGCTCTAATAGGCTCAAAGATGTTTTCAGCTAGTTCTTTTAGGTTAGCTATGTGTTCAGGTGTTGGCATATTGGTAATGCCATTACGTTTTGCAGATTCACTACGAATTAATTCTGCTAATGTAAGATGTTCAGATATGACCATAAAAATCGTTTAATTAATATGTATCCAATTAAAATGCCTAATAGTGCCCAAAAACGCCACATCCACTTATTGCTAGTCTCTTTATTGATTTGGGAATTAACCTTGTAAAAACGCACAGAATCAAGCAATATGCCTAATCTACGAGTATCTACTATATAACCTGTGTGAATTTGGTGAACCTTAATAGTCTTAACTATGGTTTTACCTGCCTCTTTAATGGTTATGTATTCTTTGTCGTTAAGAGTAATTGTATCTCTTTGATAGTTAGTAAAGGTATCAACAAGTAGGGTAGTGTCATATTTTGTAATTATGGTAGTATCATTTGCACAGGGTCTAGTTTTTTCTAATTCCCTAAACACTCGTTCGCTACTTTCAAGATTATTAAGTACAGTTCTTTCAGCCTTCTTAATTGGGTTGCACCCTAGCATAAATAATGCCAAGATTATGATTATCTTATTTGCCATATCTTTTGTCGTGTGGATTTAAGTAGTTTATAATAATAGGCAAAATTGAGATTATTCCTGCGTTTAAACAATCTTTTAATGTTATTAAATAAATATTCCCTTTCATTACAATCATTGTAAGTATTGCTGAAACAAAGACTTTTAACCACGAACCATAAATACTATTTAGGAATTTCATCTTTCTTTATCTTTTTAGTTGCGTTGTAATAATAACGAATGGCAAAGATACCTGAAATAATAGCAGTGAACCCTGCTAATAAAGTAACAAAGGGTTGTACCTGTGTTAGCGTTAAGGATGCAGCGGTTAAGCTAATCCCTGTATTAATGAGTGCACTGCTACTATCTTGTGTCATTACAATTCTTCTTCTTCTTCTGTTATAAATGCGATACCTGTTGTCCAATCTTGAAGGAATGTAAATTCTTTAAGTCCTGAAGAATTAACCACTTCAATAGGCTTAAACTCAAACTCCTTTTCTCCTAGTTCTTTAACTTGAGCAGTTAGTTTCTTAATTGATTCTTTAGTAAATTTATAAGAACCTTTCTCATCTAAAAGCAAGACATCTTTTTCGCCTACTGCTGCATTGTCAAGTCTTAATTCCTCAACTTTTGCTTGGTAATCTTCGTGATGGGCTTTAACCTTCTCGTAGATTTTAAATAGCTTCTTTTGAGTTTTTGTTTCCTGTGAACCTATAACCGCATTAATTGATGCGACTAGGGTGTTTAGTTGTTGATATTTCATTTGATTGATTTTTTACAAATATAGTTAATTGTTATAGGTTTTCTATCTCTCGTTTTACTTCATCCCAATATTCTAATTCCATTTCGTGCATATTCCTTCTTAATGTTACTATATGCTTTAAATCTAATATTTCCTCTACTGCTATTAATGCACATTGTTTAGCATCTGCCATTGAAATCATCATATATGAATTTTCACTTGTTCTAATTTCAAGTAATCTAAATTTATGTGCTAATTCAAATGCTTTTTCTTTTGGTGTCATAATATTGGTTTTGCCAAAATTAGTACTATTCGGTTACTTCAGCAACTACTTCAGGAACTATTGGTTCAGGCACAGGTGGAACATAATCCCCTATGATTGTAAGGTTAAGTTGGTCAGTAGATGCTGCCCAATTCCAACAATACTCATCATCATTACCCCAAGCAGCGTAGGCTTCCCCACTCATTGTTAAGTTGCCTTGTGCTACATTAGCTAAATCACTATCTAATAAAGAATAGTAAAACGATGCAGATGAACCTAGCACCCCACCGATTACATACATATTAAAGATTGTTGCAGTTACTGATTTTCCGTTTATCCAACTTTGGATAGGAGAAATTTGTTTCATATTTTATATTTTATTTTTTTAACAAGAAACAATTGATAAAATTACTCCCGATGTGTTAACTTGCAATGATAACGCACCATAAGAATAGTTATATATCCATCTACTTGAACTAAATGTTTTAGCCGTTGTTAATGCTCTATTAGTATATAATTGAGCACCAACTGCAAAAGTTGATGAATATAATATTTGGTCTTCTAACCCCATAGGAAGACAACTTGTTACATTGGTAGAACTTATATCAAAACTAGCTTGTAATATAAAGTCTAATTTAGTTAGGCATTTTGAATTAGATACACCTGTAAAAGTATCATAAAGATTCATTGTGCCATCATTAACATAAAAGTAAATGCCATAAGTATTTAAGTCTCCAACAGTCATTACCTCTCTTGTATTTGATGGAGCGGTTGGATAATAACTTCCGTAAAAGCCACCTGTTGTAACTCCATCTAAAAATGCCTTAAAGGTTACTAATTGATTGTTAGCGTTACCCGCCCAAGTATCTGCCATATTAATTAATTTTAGCTTTTAGTTCTTTAATCTCTTGCTCTAATTGTGCAATTTTCCAAGTATGTGCTTCGTTATAATTAACAGTCATCATACCATCTTTATTTGTTTCTATTGCATCCGGAATATATTTTAAAACATCTTGTGCTGAATATCCCCAATGCGTTTTATTATCTCTAGCATCTTTCCAATTAAACGATATAGCACCAAAGTTATTTGATTGACTTGTAGTTAAAATATTTTTTAATCTAATATCCGAACTTTCATAATAAGCAGAAGCTAAAACGCTACCATTTACTTGTAATAAATAAGCACCTTGGTCAGTAGTATAACCCATCCATATCTCACCTCCACTTGTAATACTCATTCTTATTGTAGAAGCATCATTTGTTGCAAAATATAAACCACTAGCACTTGCTAATGTTGGAGTATAATCACTACCACTACCTAACCAAGTAGCATAAGGATATAAACCACCTAAAAATGTAGTAGAATTAAATAATTGGAATACACCACCTGTTGTTCTAAAAGTACCCCCTGCCGTTACACTACTAGAGAATGTAGCTGCTCCTGTGGATGCTGCAAATCCTAAAACTTGAGTATTATTTGCATATAATTGTAAAGCACCTGTTGAGTTATTACCACTCATTCCAACAAAACTAGAAGTAGGACCAAAGTTTAATAATGCAGTAGTTCCAACAATTACGCTACCACTAAATGTAGCACTTGTTCCACTCAATGCCCCACTAAACCTTCCTGTACCATTAACATCTAGCTTGTATAAATTTGCAACTGCTGAATTACCAATTTCAACATTCCCACTTGTAGTTATTACAAGGTCTATATAATTTTCTCTACCTGATAAAGCCAATGGATTATAAACACCACCACTAATGTAATTTGAACTTATTAAATTATAGCCACTATTATTAGGCCTTACATATACTGCGTGTACATTTGCGTATTCAATCATTTCTAATGCTAAAGGTCTTGCATTAGCAGCATTAATTACAAATGTTCTACTTCCTAATCCTGTACTATTAAATCCACCAAATCCACCACCATCATAAAACGCACTATTCCCTATTGTACTTGCACCTGTAAATTTAGGTAGGTAGTTGGTAGTTCCTGTTCCTGTTACAGGATTAGTTAAAGCACTTTGCTTATTATTGAATGTTGTCCAATCCGCACTTGATAAAGCACCTCTATTCGCTGCACTTGCAGTTGGTACATTTAAAGTAATTACAGGAGTTGTAGTTGAATTAGCTACACTTGAACTTAAATCCGTTCCACTTGTACCTATTGTTAAAGCAGCTACGCTTGTAACTGTTCCTACACCACTGCCGCCTACTAATGCTATTGTTCCTGTTGCAGCAGGGAATGTGTATTGATAAGGTAAAGTTCCACTAAAATAAAAACTATTTGAATATGTATCAAAGTCAATATTTATACCCTTATTTCCCGAAGCTGAATAAGCAGAAAGTCCAACATAACCTGCTAAACTTGCTGAAACATTATTTTTTAATATTACCCCACCATCAAACTTTGTAA